CTGCGACGCTAGTTGCTGTCAATCGTTCAGCCTCCGGCTCGGGTGATGACTCAGAGCTTTACCAGCCATGGACCGGCACCGGAACGACTTATTCGGGAGGCATATGGCTTGAGGCGGGCTCCGCAGGGGACATAGGAAAGAATATTCAGATCGCCGCCTACAATGGCACGGCGTTGCAAGGGGTGACCACTATTGCCCTCACTTCGGGCTGGCAGCATGTGTGCATCGTCGGCCCGACGATGTCGGCCACGTCGCAATTCAATATCGGCTATATGGCGGCGGGCGGCCCGACGGGAGCCGTGACGTTTCTCGCCTGGGGAGGTCAGGAAGAACTAGGCTCTCACTGTTCGTCGCTTATCCCCACGACGACCTCGACCGTCACGCGACCGGCCGATATCATCCCCGCCAGCGGCGCCCTTCTCAGCCTGATCGAGAGCGCGGCCGGGACGCTGATTTTTGTCACCGACAATATGGGCGAGTCGGTCGCCCAAACCCTCCTCGGCGTCGGCGCGACCGATGTCGCCGCCCTCGGCTATACCTCGGGAGGAGCGGCGACAAGCGGATGGGGAGGAAGCTCAGTAAATTCCATAGGGACATGGCTTTCATCGAACCCCTATCTGGCCGCTGGCGTCGAATGGGGGGCTGGTTCGAGCGCTATCGCCATCAACAACGGAACGCCGGTCGCGGGAGGCTCCGTTTCCGCTGTAACGGCGGCAAATCTCGGCTCATTCCAAGACGGCACGAACGGCGCCGTGGGATTTTTCACGTCGATCACCGGCTATAATACGAAGCTGGCAAGCGCTACCTTTCAGGGCCTAACGGCCGCGTCGTCGTCTCAGACGCCCCCGTTCCGCGACTTTAGCGCAGCGGTGGCCTATAGCGGCAACCCAATCGCGCCGCTCAACACGATTGCGGCAAACGTCGGCGCGCAATCGTCGCCCTATTATTCCTCGCCGGATACGGTTATCGCGGGCACGATTTATGGGCCGGGCGGCGCGCGAAACGTCGCCAATACGAGCCCCAATCAAGGCTGGCAAAATATTGACCTGCTGTCGGCGACCGCCGTTTTAACTTCACCTTGGACCAACAATGGCGTCATCCTCTCGGCCGGCACCGGCACTTGGGACTCGTCATATCTTCTGCATCCATCGGATGTAGCCGCTGGTTCGACCACCTGCATGTATTACAGCGGGATGACCGGCACGACGGGAACCGGGGGCGACGAAGCCATAGGGCTGGCGTCTGCCCCTGCGGTAAATGGGACATACGCCAAGTCTGGTCTGAATCCCCTTACGCCGATCGGCTATGCGCTCCCGAATATCATCAAGACGCCCTATCAATTGATCATGTTCGTTGCCGTCAGGCCAAACGGGCTAACCATCGATTATTTCACATCGCCTTTGCCGGTCGGAAATACTTGCCCGACGACGTGGACTTTCGGCGGCGTAGCGCTGAATACCGTGTCGACCGATTGGGACTTTCCAAACACCACGCGCCTTGAAGACCCTTGGGTAATCGAGGACGCCGAGGGCTATTGCGAAATGCTCTATACCGACGATTTTGACACGACGTTCTTCGGGCAGAACATCGGCTATGCCACATCTTGGAATTGCGCAGGGCCTCCAGGGACCAACATCAGCTTTACCAAGCGTCAGAAGGCAATTCAGTTGGGCACATCGGCCGCCTACAATGGCGACCCGACCATGCACGAGACGCCGACCGAATTCTATTTCCTTTATGATAGCCTGACGAATTCGGGGAATTTCCCGGTAACCGGCAACGTATCGTCGATCCCATGAGCAATCGAGGCACTTTCGTTTTCCGCAACGGCGCGCTTGTCGAGAAGGGCGGCCCTCTTGATCGGCGGCCGGCGCCGGCCCGCTCGCATCTGCCCGCGCCGATGCTCAATATGGATTCGATCGGCGACTTGCGCAGCATGGCCGACGGAAGAGTCTATTCCTCGAAATCCGCGCTCCGGCGCGGCTATAAGGCGGCGGGAGTGGTTGAGGTCGGCGATCAAGCGCCGACGCGGACCCTCGACAATTCCCGCCGTATCACGAAAAACGAAATCGGCGAGGCCTATCGCAAGGTCCGCGCTGGCTACAAACCGAAGCCCCTCGAATCGGAAAGTTCAACAGCATGGCAGGCCCCGGACTAGAAAACGAAATCGCCGACACGCTCGCGCCTGGTGATGGCGCTTCCGGCGAAACAGCAGCCCCCGCCGCTCCCGAATCGACCCTCGAAATCGCGCGCGCGGCGCTCAACGATCAGAAGGACCGCGCTGAGGGGGACGAAGGTCATTCGGGCGAGCGCGGCGCCGAGCGCGACCGCGCGCGGGCGCCAGACGGCAAGTTCGTGCCGAGGACCGACAAGCCTGCGCCGGATCGAACGGGCGCTCCCGTTCCGCCTGTCGCCCCAGGAACGCCCCCGGTCGCCGCGGCTGATCCCAACGCACCTGTCGTCGAGAGACCCCCAGGCGGCTGGTCGCCGCAGTCGAAAGTCGATTTCGAAAAACTCCCCCCGCATATCAAGGCCGACATTGTCAAGCGCGAACGCGAGATTGAGCAGGGCTTTGCCAAGCTCTCAATCTTCAAGCCTGTGGAAAAATACCACGAAATGGCCTTGAAGGGCGGCACGACGCTTGATAAAGCCTTGGAACAATATGTAGGAATCGAGCAAGAGTTGCGCCGTGACGTTTTTGCTGGCGTGACAAGAGTCCTAGCGAACGTCGGAATCAAAGACCCGAGACAGTTCCTAGTTGCGTGGTCGCAGCGCCTTTCCGGCAATCAGCAGCCGGGCGCTCCTCGACCAAATCCCCAGCCTGCCCCGACCCATCAGACGGTCGATCCCCAAAGAATCATCGCCCAAGTCCGGCAAGAAATTGCGCAGGAGGCGGGACAAAAAGAGCGACTTTCGGTCGTCGAGGCTTTCGCTGCGGACCCATCAAACAGGTTCTATGCGAACGTCGAGGCAAAAATTCCCGGCATTCTGTCGTCGGGAGTTATCGATGCGGCGCTGCCCCTCAAGGAAAGGCTGCAAGCCGCTTACGACATGGCTTGTTACGCCGACGCGACGATCAGGCCCCACATGGGCGCCGCTCCCGCGAGGCGTATCGTCAACGCCCAGGCCGCCGATCAGGCGCGGCGACAGGCGAAAGCTATCACCGGGGCGCCGGCGCGGGGCATTCCTGCCGCGAGCGCTCCAAAAGCGGGCCAATCGGCGATGGAAATCGCGCGGGAGGCCTTGGCGGCCCAAAAAGGGGCCAGAATTTAGGGATTAGGCCATGGCCTCGCCGCAAGTCGTCTCAGTAGATTGGGGTGACGTTGTCACCACGACCCTCGAAAACCGCTCCAAGACGTTGGAGGACAACGTTACGAACAACAACGCCCTCCTGGCGTTCATTCGCAAGGGCGGCAACAGCAAGCCAATCTCGGGCGGCCGAGAGATTTATCAAGGCCTCCGCTATGCCCAAAACCAGTCGTTCATGTGGTATTCGGGCACGGAATTTATCAACATTTCATTGAACGACACGATGACCGCCGCCCGCTTCCCATGGAAGCAGTGTTCGGTCGCCGTTGTGCTGTCGGGCCTGGAAGATATTCAGAACGACGGCGAGGAGCAGATGCTTGACTTGATCGTCGAGCGCACCGATACCGCGGAAGCGACCTTTGACAATGAAATGTCGGCGGGCGTCTATTCCGACGGCACCGGATTTTCTGGCAAGCAGATCGGCGGCCTGGCCCTCCTCGTTTCGAAGGCTCCGACCTCGGGACTGGTCGGCGGCATCGATCGCGGCGCGAATCCGTGGTGGCGCAATGTCAGCGTCAACGCCAATACCGATTCGCGCGGCGTCATCACGTCGAGCAACGTCCAGAGCTATTTCAACTCGACGACCATCGGGTTAAAGCGCAATTCGGATGGCGTTGACCTGATCGTCGCCGACAACAACATCTATATCGCCTATTTGACCTCGTTGCAGCTTATCCAGCGCATCACGTCAGAGAAGGCGATGGCGGGCGCGGGCTTCACGTCGCTGAAATATTACGGCGCCGGTAAAGAGGTCGACGTCGTCCTCGACGGCGGCAAGAACGGCCAGATTCCGACGAACACGGCCTATTTCCTCAACACCAAAACCGTCCTTTATCGGCCGTCCTCGAAGCGAAACTTCAAGGTCATCGGCGGCGATCGGACCAACGTCAATCAGGACGCGGTTGTGCGCATAATGGCGTGGGCGGGTAATATGACTGCCAACAACCTCAGCCTAAATGGCGTTTTGTGGCAGTAAATTAGCGGGCGATGGAGGGGTCTAGGGAGGCCCCTCTAAATTCCCTTTTTCTTCGAAAGGTAAAGCAAAATGACGATCGCTCGGATGCAATTCGAGGCCATTGGCGCCCGCACCGCTCTTCCCGAGGGGCCGTTTGGCTCGGCTGGGCAGGCTCCATTTCCGAGCTTCGCGCCGGGAACCGTGGTCGGCGGCGACACTGGCGCGGAATTTGTCTATGTTCTCTTCCCGGTCGTCGCGGCTCTGACGCTCAATCAGGGCGATGCGGTTGTCTATGACAATTCGTTCAAGGCGATTCGTGCGGCGACGGGCGCCGGCGCGCATCCTTTCGGCGCGAATCTCGGGACGGCATTCTTTGGCGGCACGAAGGCGACGCAGGCCAGCCAGCCCGATCCGGGCAACGTCTGGTCATATACGTTCGTCCCTGGCATGTATGCCATGTGGGTGCAGCGCGCAGGCATTTCGCTTCTTAACTGCGCGACGATCAACGCGCAGACGAAGCCGATCAACACCACGGCGGTCGCTGGCCAGCTTAATCAGCCGACGACGCCGCTCGCGGGTTCGATGGGCATCGCGAATGTTTTCACCTGCGAATTGTCATGGACCTTCACCGGCACGACGGTTAGCGGCTCGGGCACGATCACGGCCGTTTCGCAGAATCGCGGCCTTGTCATCGGGCAGCAGCTTTCGGGCACCGGCATTGCGACGGGCGCAATCATCACCGATATCCAGGGCTCGACCGTCTATATGAATTTGCTCGCGACGGCTTCGGGAACGGTGACGATCACGTCAACGAACGGCGTCGGTCTGGCGACCACGACGAACGGCTCGCCGAACTTGACGAACGTGACCTCGATCGCCGGCATGTATCCAAACCAGACGATCGCCGGAACGGGCATCCCCGGCTCGACGACCATTCTGCAAATCATCGGCAATTCGGCGCCCTACACGATCGTTATGAGCGCCAATGCGACGGCGACGGCCAACAATATCGCCTTGACGACTTCGATTTACGTCGAGGCCTTCCTTAATTGGCCGTCGGTCGCGGTCCAGAACTAACGCGGCGGGGAACGGCTTCTCTCCCTTTCGCGTTTGCAAGCAGGCCCCAGGACGCAAGCCCTGGGGCCACGCCTTATCCTCCCTTGCTTGCCTCGAAAGGCCGCCCCATGTCCTATTTGTCAGACCTATTCGCGCAGGACGATGCGCGCTTTCACCATTTAGACAACGCGACCAAGCTTCTGTTTCTGCACCTTGAAAGCCGCATCGGCGGCCGGGATGGCCAGAGTCCTGTTTCACGTGAAATAGCCCCGAGCGGTCCCGTCGTCATCAAGCCGACGGTCGGCCGCGTTGTGCTGTTTCACCCGCACGACGATCGCAGCGCGACGTTTGCGGCGCTCGTGGCGTTCGTGCATTCCGATTCCATGGTCAATCTCATGGTCTCGAATCAGAACGGCGTGCCGTTCGCGGTGACCTCCGTTAAGCTTGTGCAGGACGGCGAGACGCCCCCCGAAAGCGGGGCCTATTGCGAGTGGATGGCTTACCAGAAGTCGGTTGCATCGGGAGGCGCGCAGCCGGCTCTACACGCCCAGCCGATCGCCCAAAGCGCGGAATGGGCTGCGAGCGACCCCGACGTGCAGCGTGCGGCCTCCAATCAGCAAGACGCGGGGGAAGGCTCTCTTGCGGACATTGACCGCGACCCGGCGAGCGACCACAATAACGAGTGACCGGGGGCGCTTCGGCGCCCCTTTTCCTTTTCCCCCGCGAGGAGCGCGCCTGTGAGCGATGTTTTTTCAGCCTTCGAAACCCAAAATCTCGGCCTCAACGACGTGTTCGCCACGGTCGGCAATAACGGCGTCGACTATGCCGCGATGAACAAGGGCATTACGGCGGTTTTCTTCATGCAAACGTCGGTCGATCAGCGCGCGACCGATGCAGCCGGCACGCTGCGCACGCGCGACGACGAAATGGTCATGCTGCGCACCACCGGAGACCATAACAGCGCGCCTGTTCATCCTGTGACGGACGCCCTGCGCGAGCGCTTCCACGAGGCTTACAAGCGCTGGAAAGAGACCAAGAAAAACGACCATATCGACGGGACGCCGCTTTCCCATTGGCCGATGATTTCGGCCGGATTTTGCATGGAATTGAAGGCGCTCAATATTCTGTCGGTCGAGCACTTGGCCGAATGCCCCGATTCGACCCTCCATCGCATTCTCGACGGCAATCAATGGCGCGAGCGCGCGAAGGCATGGCTCGGGGCCTCGAAAGACGCGGGGATTGCCGCGAGCATCGCCGCGCAAAACGATCGCCTCAAGGAATCGAACGAGGATTTGCAGCGCCAGATTCGCGAGCTTGGCGCGCGCCTCGATGCGCAGTCGTCATCCGCAGACGCGCCGAAGCGCGGCCCTGGGCGCCCGGCGCATCCCAAAGAACAGGCCGCCTGAGCGGGCGCCTATGAGGTCGCGTCATGAGCCTTTTGAGCATCGTCAACGCGTTCCGCCTCCGCAAAAACATGGGGACGGTCGCGACCGTTTTCGGCAACACTGCCGATTCCGGCGTCGCTCAAATGCAGGCGCTCTTGCAAGATGTCGGGGACGAAGTCGCGGAAAGCGATTTCTGGCAACCCCTCGACGTTCCCGCGTCGATCGGCCCCGGCGATGGCGTGACGACGATTTGGCCGTTCCCGATTGGAGCGGCCGACACACCGGCCAGTGATTTCGCCGGCATGTCGCCGGGCCTGCAAATGCAATCGACCGCGTTCCCTTTGCAGCCCATCGTTCGGGTGACCGACGAAGAATTGGCGGCCCTCAAGGCCTTCCCGGTCGGCCCAATTCGCCCGGTCTGGCATATCATCGGCAACACTTTCGAGGTCTGGCCCGCCCTCTCGCTCGGCGAGACGTTGACCTATAATTATTATTCGCCGCGCTGGATTCAGACCGCGGCGGGCGTTCATCGGCTCTACTGGTCGGCCGATACCGATATTTCGCTGATTGATGAAAAAGTCATGACGCGCGGACTCGAATATCGCTGGCTTGAGGCCAAAGGCCTTTCCTACGGGGCGGCGAAAGAGCGGTTCGAGCGCTCGTTCATGCGCGCCGACGGGCGGCAGGATACCTATCGGGAAGTGAATATGAGCCAAGTCCCGCTCGGCGGCCCGAGCGTATGGCCGGGGATTCTGCCGATCTATACGACCTTGACAGGCGATGAATGAGCCGGCGCCGCAAGCAGCAAATGGAGGATGCGGGCGCGCAGGTCTCCGAGGTTTTCAATATGCCGGCCCCGACCTCGGGTTGGTATGTCGGCGATAACCAGGCGCAGCCTCCCCCCAAAACCGCAATCGTTTTCGACAACGCATTTCCCCAACTTGACTACGTTCGCGTGCGGGGAGGCTCGCAATTGTGGGCGAGCGGGATGGGATCCTTCGCCGTCTCGTCCATCATGCCTTGGGTAAGCGGGGTCAATTCGAAGTTTTTCGCCGTCTGCAACAAAGAGATTTACGATATTTCGAGCGCGGGCGCCGTTGGGGCGCCGAAGGTCACCGGCCTCAACAGCAGCTTTCTGCAATATGTGCAGTTTGCCGGGTTTGGGGGGAGCTATCTGGTCGCCGTCGACGGGGTCGATCCTGTTCAAATCTTCGACGGGACCGGATGGAATCGCACCTTCGTCCTTTCCGGGACGCTCAATGCGACGACGACGATTCTCATGGCGTCGACCGCGAATCTGCAAGTCGGAATGGCGCTTTCGGGCACGAACATTCCCGCGGGCGCGACGATCGTCAGCATCAATCCGAACACGAGCATCGTCATCAGCATCGCGGCGACGGGCTC